ACCCTGGGCGAGGCGGCGGTCGGGGCCATCTACGTGTTGGAGCGCCTGGCGAACGGCGACACGCTGACGGTGTCAGACTGGAGCACTGGCGGCCACACGGTGACGTTTATCTTCCTCGACGATCCGGTCAGCTATGTTGGCCCGCACACGCCGGTGCAGCGCGTGCCGCAGGCCATCCCCAGCCTGACCGACGCCAACGCGACGGCGGTGCTGCTGCTGGCCGCGATCCAGGCATCGGCGCTCGACGTGACGGCCATCCTGATCCATTTCTCGGTCATCTATCTGATAAACAACACCGAGGGCGCGGGTGGGAATACGGACATCACGGTCAGCGTGGCCTGGGACCCTCCCGACATGGCGCTGTTTGTCTTCGGAATGTTGGGCGGGGCGGACGATACAGAATACCTCGTTACCGCCGGTAACGTCGCCGTGGCGTGGTCATTCACGCCCCTGGCAGACCTGGAGACGGCGATCAATGCCGCGCCCGGCCCGCTGGCGATCACCGCGACGCTGGACGACACGACCCTGCTCCTGGTCAACGATGCCATCGGGGCAGCCGGCACGCAGCCTATCGTCGTGACGACCACCGAGACGGACGCGCTCGTCGCTGTCGGGATGGCGGGCGGCACGGACGCCTCCAGCGGCATCTTCACGGCGACGACGCCACCGGGAACGCTGGGCGTCTACAACGTGGCGATTGCGGCGAACAATACCGAGTACAGCCTCGTGCTGGCGGGAACGGTGCGGCGGCTGGCCTTCCGCAGCCGTAACTCCGCGGCGCTGCGCCATAGCAACGTCGCCGGGCGGGTAGCAACACCGGTCGCGCCCTACCTGACCGTACCGGCAGGCACGGCCTACGATTCCGGCCCGCTGCTCCTGGAGGGGGCGACGTGGTACTTCGCCGGGAGCGCCGGGGACGTGGTCGAGGTCGAGGCGTGGAGTTAGGAGGGCGCGATGCCATTGACACTGATAACACCCATCGTCTCGCCAGGGGGCGGGCATTTCGGCGGAGCGGCTGACTACTCGGCGTTCGATGCCGGCGGCACGCTGCGCGCGGCAGGCGGCGCGACGTGTTTTCTGGACCTGCTGCAAAGCGTGACCGGCGCGCAGATCACCAGCCCGGCGGGCGACTTCGTGCAGAACATCCCGGAGGCCAGCGTAACGGCGAAAATCAGCGCGCGCTATCCGACCGACTACATCACCACGAATTGGCAGATCAATCATAACTGGAAGCTGGGGTCGTCCATCTATCCACACCTGCACTGGTGGCAGACGACCGCCAACACGCCGCACTGGATTTTGGGCTACCGCTGGCAAATCCAGGGCGCGGCAAAAGTGACTAGCTGGACGCCCGCCATCTGGGCGGAGAACGTCTTCGACTGGACGGCGGGAACGCTCAACCAGATCACGCGCTTTCCGGCCATCGTCCCGCCAGAGGGTTACGGGCAAGTGTCGGACATCCTGCAGGTGCGGTTGTACCGGGACTACACCAACGCCAGCGAACTGTTCGACGGCGGCGATCCGGTCAATGCCGGCCAGGACATCGTGAATATGGATTGTCACATCGAGGTGGATATGTTCGGTTCGGCTACGGAGTACGCGAAGTGAGCCGCGGGGCCTTGTACATCGCCTACGGCGAGCAGGCGCGCGCGCAGTGCGCGAAGGGCATCAGCACGTTACGGTCGCATGCTCCCAACCTGGCGGTGGCGGTAGTCAGCGACACGCCGCTGGAAGTGCCGGGCTGTCGGCACATCCCGCACCCGGAGGCCGACCTGGGCGCGCGCACGCAGAAAACGTCGATGTATCGCCTCTCGCCGTTCGACTTGACGTTGTACCTGGACGCCGACACCGAGGTGGTCAGCAGCCCGGAGCCGGGGTTCACCATGCTAGAGTGGGTGGATGTGGTGTTGAGCCAGGACTGCAACCGGCGCTTTGCGGATTGCAAATGGCAAGGCCACATCCCGGAGGAGCGCGCGACCACCCTGGCGGAGGTCGGTTATGAGGGCGACCTGTTGTACTACAACAGCGGGGTGATCTTCTTCCGCCGCAGCCCGCACGCGGAAGCGTTCTTTATGGCCTGGCATGAGGAGTGGCAACGCTGGGGCAAGCACGACCAGATGGCGCTGCTGCGCGCGCTGTGTCGTCACCCGCTGCGCATTGCCACCTTGCGCGAGGTGTGGAATACCCACCACCGCGACAAGGCGGTGTTCGTCTATCATCATCACCGCGCGGCAGCGCGACCAGGAGCACCACAATGACCATTAAATTGGAACGAGCGCCGCTGATGGATCCCGGCGAGATCGTCGTACTGCGGGATTTGCTGGTCAAGTACCACCCGCAGCGCGTGTTGGAATGGGGGTCGGGCGGCTCGACGCTCACCTGGCCGGTCATGTTCCCGGAAATGGAATGGTGGACGGTCGAGCACAATCCGGCCTATTACGAGGCGCTGCGGTCGCAGGTTGGCTCTAACGTGCATCTGGTGCATTTGCCGTTCCCGGACTACTACAACCTGCGCCCGGCGAGTGTGGGCCAGTTCGACTTCATCATCGTGGATGGGCGCAAGCGGGTCGAATGTCTCAGCGCGGCGCGCGCCCTGCTGCGCCCTGGGGCAGTGGCGGTGCTGCACGATTCCAGCCGCGAGCGTTACCGCCCCGCCTGGGCCTACTACCACGAGGTGCAAGAACTGGTTCCGCCAAACCTGGCCCGCGGCAAGGATCAGCGCGGGCTGACGTTGTTCGCGCGTCCGCGACTGGCGAGCGCCGATTCAAACCAGGGGGGCTGATGAACGATTGCGGAGTAGTGTATATGGCCTGGGGCGCGAACGCCATTCACCAGGCCGATTTGAGTATCCGCACGCTGCGGGAGCACGCTCCGGGGATTCCGGTGCTGGTGGTCGGGGACGCGGATGCGGTACGGCATTTCCAGGTGTGGAACAACGTCACCGCGCGGACCATCGACGTGCAGCCGTTCGACGAGCGCAAGCGCCACGGCCAGAAGTTCCTCGCCGGGCGCATCAAGCCGTTGCTCTACGAGCTTGCGCCCTGGGAGCGCACGCTGTACGTGGATGCCGATGTGTCGTTCATCGCCTCGCCGCAGCGCGGGTTCGACCTGCTCGACCGCTGGGAGTTCGTCCTGGCTGAGGTGTACGCGACCCACCTGGGCAATGCGCCGTTCAATCCCACCGAGCGCCAGGAGACCGCGGCGTGGCTGGGGACCGAGGCCAGCATCTACCACAACAGCGGGATGTTGTTCTGGCGCAGATGTCCCGGTGTGGCGGGGTTGATGCGGTTATGGAGTACCGAGTGGCAACGCTATGGGGATTGGGACGAGCAGATCGCGCTGCTGCGCGCGCTGTTCCGCTCCGAGGTGTTGTATTTGACTGTGCCGTACACCTGGAACACCAACCGCGCCAGCGAGGCCACGCTGCTGGTGCATGTCTATGGCACGCACGTCGCGCGCCTCGAAGGCCAGGCCGGGCGCGCAAAGGCCCAGACGGCGCGGCGCACATTGGAGCCGCACCTGACGCCGGATCAGCGCCGCAGCCCTTCGGTGATGGTGGAGATCGTGCCGGGGCTGACGGTCAAATGCAAGGCCGCCGACGCGGAGCAAATCAAGGCCCGGCTGGAAGAGATTATGGCAGCGCGACCGCTGCCGCAGGCGGCGCGACCGCCATCACAACGGGGGCGTAAATGAAAAGCAAGTCGAAACCGGTTCGTATACCAGAGCACGAGATCGCGGCGGCGATAGAGAAGGCGTTCGCCATTCCGGGTTTGTACGGGTGCGATGAGGCGCGCTTCCTTTACCGGCTGGCGCGGCGGCGCGGCCATTTCGTCGAGATCGGCGCGTGGATGGGGCGCACCTCGTTGTTGTTGCAGCAAGCGGCGCAGATTTGGGGCGCGCAGGTGACGAGCATCGACCCGTTCCTGCCCATCACCGGGCGGGCGCAGTCGTCGCCCGAACGTTGGGCGAAAAACGTGCAGGGCCAGGGAGTGACGCCACCGACCTTGTACGTTGCACCGGCGACGGCGGTCGCGCAGACCTGGGAGACGCCGCTGGCGCTGCTGTTCATCGACGGCGACCACAGCTACCGGGCGGTGCTGGAAGACCTGCAACTGTGGACGCCGTTCGTCGTCGTCGGGGGCGTGGTGGCGCTGCACGATATGTTCGGCCCGCTCATTCCGGGCGTGGCGCAGGCCGTCACCGAGTGGTGGCTGGCAGCGCACGATGGCTGGAAGTCGCAGTGGGAATGTGTGGGCCTGGTCAATCTGACCGTGGCCTTTCGGAGGAAGTGGTGAGAATCACCGCGGGGTTAGTGTTAGATGCACGCTGGGCTACATTGTGGCGCACCCTGGCCCAGGTCGGCGAGTTGAGTAAAGGCGAGGCGCGTATCGTCGCCAACGCCGCCCAGCGCGGGATCGCCCAGAACTTCGAGCGGCAGTCGTCGCCGGAGGGGCAGCCCTGGCATCCGCTGGCGAAGATGACGCAGGCGGAACGCCAGCGCGGGATCGACGCGCGCGGCATCCCCTTCCGCGTGGGGGCGAAGTCGCCCATCCTACGGCGCACCGGCGACCTGCTGCGCTCCGTCACCGACCCGGACCACCCGCGCAATATCACGGAGTCCGGGACGTGGAACGGCGAGACGGTCATCGTGCTGGGCGCAGAGGACGATCCCAAGACACCCGGACGTATCGCGCGCTTGCACGCCGGCGGGATCACCGAGACCGGGCGCTACGTCCCGGCGCGCCCCTTTATGGGCCTCAGCGCCCAGGCGTTGGAACAGGTCGACGGTCAGGTGCGCGCGGTGCTGCGCGAACGGCTGGAGCGCACGTTCAACTAAGGCTTGGCAGTGATGCCGGCCAGGAAGCCGCCGACAAACCCGCCCAGCGGGATGGCGACGGCGGAAACGCAGACGGTGGCGAGCAGGTCGTGCGGATTGGAAACGATTAGCATGGTAGCGAGCAGGCCGGCGGCGAGGCCCAGCAGGACGCCGACAGTGACGCGGGTGGTGTGCTTTCCGGTTTGTGCAGGTGGCATATAGTCCTCCCTTTCTTATTTCCGGGGAAATAGTCTAAATGGCAAACGTCTATCAAATCAAGATTAGCATCGACGGCAGCGATGTCAAGAGCGAGGCCGGAAAAGTCCGCGAACTCGTCGAGGCGGAACTGGCGAAGATTCAGGTTGCCGGGGCCATCGACATCCGCGGCCTGGACGCGCTGGCTGCCAAGATGAAGGAAGTCCGCAAGGACGCCGGGAGCCTCGGTCGGGCGCTGGCCGAGCCGGTGACGGAGCAGGCCGAGAAGCAAGCTACCGGGCTGCTGCGGCTGTGGGAGTGGGTGTCCGACAAGTTGGTGGGGCGCTCGGTCATCCCGGATATGGTCGCCGACATCAACGCCTGGCTGGCGCGGGTCGACCCGGAGTTGTTCGGGGCAGACGCGCTGGTTGTGGCGGCGGATACCGCAGCCACGCAGATCGTCGCCGACTTCCAGGGGTTGGCTGGGGCGCTGCAGACGCGCGAAATTTCCAGCCGGGTCGCCGAACTGAGTCTGGAAATGCGCGGGCTGAATGAGGAGTTCGCGGCGATGACCATGCGCACCGGCGAGTTGGATATGCGCCGGCTAGAGCAGTTCAAAACGGCCGCAGATAACGTGCGGCGCATCCGGGGCAGCACGCCGGAGATCGAGAGCAAGCTGGTAGAGGGTTATCTACCGAAGGGCTTTGGGCTGGGCGCCGAGACGCAGTGGGACAAGATGGCGCGCGAGCGGCGTGAGTTGGACGAGAGCACGGACGAGTGGTATCGGGTAATCAATACCGACATCCAGGTCAAGCAGCAATATACGCGCGAGCAGTCGGCGCGCCTGGCGGAGGTCTTCGCCGAGTTGGCTGCCAAAGAGACGCAGTTCTCTGGCTTGGTGGAGGTGCTCTACCGGCGGGTCGAGGAATTGTCGGGGGCCATCGCCAGCACGGACGATCCCAGCGCGGAGTTGTCCGAACTGGACGAGGTTGTGGCGGTGCTGGACAACCTGGCCGGCGGGTACGTGGACGCTGATGCTGCGCAGCGGGCGCTGGCGCAGAGTATGGAGCAGGTGACGGGGATCGTCGAGCGCGAAGCGCGCGAACAGGCGGACGCCGCCGGCGAGGTGGCGCGGGCCTACGCGCGCTCGCCGGAGGGGGTGGAACGTATCGAGGCGGCGCGGCAGCGCACGGCGGTGGAGATCGCCTTGACGCGCGAGCGCGTGGAGGCGGTGCGCACGGAGGCGCGGCAGAGAATCGAGGCCGAGAAGCGCCTCACCGTCGAGACCGCCGCCCAGGCCAAAGCCCGCCAGGCCCAAAAGACCGAGGCGGCGCGGCGTGTCACTATCCGGCAACGCGGCACGACCACGCTCGCCGTCGCCGAGGGGCGCTTCGACCTGAAAGAGCAGGAGCGCCAGAACAAGCTGCTGGGCGAGGCGCAGAAACTGGCCGCCGAGTTGGGGCTGGCCTGGACCGACATCGACGCGCGGATGCTGGCGAGCGGCGAGAGCCTGGAATCCGTCATCGGCGGGTTGAAGCGCGCCAAGACCGAGCAAGCTACCGCCAACCGCGAGACGCAGAAAAACGCGCAGTTGCAGACCCAGGCCCAGCAGTTGGCGCAGAACCTGGGTGTGTCGTGGGAACAGATCGAGGCCGCGATGCAGGACAGCGGCGCGTCCCTGCAAACCGTGGTGCGCGAGTTGGGGCGCGTCGAAGCCGAACAGCGCCAGATCCGCGCCGAGACGGCGGAGATCGCCGAGAAGTACCGCGGGATGGGCGGGGCGGTGCGGCTGTTCGTGGCCGAGTTGGAGAAGGCCCGCCGCGAGCGTCAGGGCTTGTACGCCATCGCCAACGACCTGCAACAGATCGGTAACAGCTTGAAGATGAACGCCGGCCTCGTCACCGGCGCGGTGGTGACGGCAGCGCGCGATTACACGACCTTCGCCAAGCAGTCTGACGTGGCGGCGCGTTCACTCTCGCTTTCTGCCGACCTCACCCAGCAGTTGCGGCAGTTGACCATCGAGCAGTCGGCGACGCTGGCCGTCCAGGACCCGGAACAGACCGCGCGCGGCGTGACTATCTGGGCGCAGGCGACCGGGCAGGTCGTGGATAGCCAGGAGGAATTAAACGCGCTCCTGAAACAGACCATCCCCATCCAGCAGGCCGCGGCGCTCTCGCAGACGGACGTGGCGACGCTGACCGAGGCCACCGCCGGGGCCATCAACCAGTTCGGGCTGGGCGTCGCCGATACGACGCGCGTGGTTTCCGTTTTCAACAAGGTCGCCGACGACACGCTGGTCAGTGTTGGGGATGTGGCGGAGTCGTTCAAGTACGTGGGGCCGACCGCCGACCGGCTCAACTTATCCATCGAGGAGACCGCTGGCCTGCTGGCGATCCTGGGCGACAACGGCATCCGCGGCACGATGGCCGGGACTTCGTTAGGCCGGATGATGGAGAACCTGCTCGTTCCCAACAGCGAGGACGCCAAGAAGACGCTCAACGAGTTGTTTGGCTCCGAGTCGCCGTTCTTTACCGCGCAAGGCACGTTCGTGGGGATGGAGCGCGCGCTGGATATGCTCGCGGCGGCCACGGCGGACATGACCGACCAGCAACGCGAGGCCGCGCTGGCGACGTTGTTCGACGTGAACGGCCTGCGCGCCCTGACGCCGCTGCTGCGTGCGCAAAAGCAAGCGCGCGAGGAAGGCACGAACGCCCTACGCCAGGCGTCCCGCGAGATCGAGCAGGGCGCGCTGTCCACCTGGGAGCAACAGATCTCCGATTGGGAGGCCAGCGACGTGTACGCGGTCCAGCAGGCGCAGATGCGCTGGAAGGCGCTGTGGCTGTCGATTGGGCAGCAGGGGGTGCAGTTGGCGCTCCCGGCCCTGCAGGAAGTCTCGCAGTGGATCGAGAAACTCAGCGCCACCATCCAGGCGAATCCCTGGATGGTCCAGGCGGTGACGGCGGTCGCCGGGGGCCTGCTGGCGGCGGGGACGATCATCACCGCGGTGGGGACGGTGTCGAAGCTGATCCTGGGCGTCGAGACGCTGGTAAGTACGTACAAGGCGACGCTGGTCAAGGCCGAGGCGGCGCGCGCCAATTTCAGCACTGCGGTGGCGACGGCAGCGGAGAAGTTCCGCCTAATCATCACCCGCGCGGCGACCGAGGCGGCGCAGATCGAGAAGCAGGGCGCGGTCGAGGAAGGCGCAATCGAGAAAAAGGACGCCGTCGAGGAGGGCGCGATTGAGAAGGGCAGCGCCCTCAGCGTGGGGAAAATCCTGGGCAGCGCGCTCCTGGCAGCGACGGTGGCGGAGGTGGGTAGCCAGATGCTCACCGGCCAGAGTATCACCGGCTGGGGGTCCTCGCGCGAGGGCCAGGCCGCGGCAGCGCAGCGAATGGCGGGGTTGGAAGGGGCCTCGCCCGACGAGTTGCGCGGGGTGTTGGCCGATTTGAAAGACGACCTGGTGCTGCTCGACAAGTACGTGGTCAAGGAGGGCGAGGAAGGGCCGGGGATGCTGCTCAACCCGGACTATTGGAAGGATGCAATTTTCGGCGCGGGCGGAGCGGACACCGAGCAGTTACGCGAGTTGATGGGCGGGACAATGGGGACGCTCTCCGGCCAGGCACTGGCGGACAAGTACGCCGAGGTCGAGGCCACCATCCAGGGGATCGGGGCGCTGCTGGCGGAGTCCGGCGGCGACTACAACGACGCCGGGGTGCGGGTCGCGCAGATGATGCAGGAGTTGAGCGCGGCGTCTGAAGACCTCGGCGAGCAACTGTATCAACAAGGCGCGGTGACGAAGGGCCTGGCCTCGCTGACGGAGGATCAGAAAGAGAACATCGTCGACATCTACGCCGAAATGCTGCAGGCCCAGGCCGACGCGGTGCGCGAGTTCCAGGAGGCGCTGGCCGAGGCCGAGCGCGACCTGCAGCGCGACCTGGCCGACCTGGCGCGCGATTACGAAAAGAACCGCGCGGCGGAGGAAGCCTCGTTCTACGCGGACGCGGCAAAGGCGGCGGAAGACTACCGCCAGCGCGAGGCCGAGGCGCTGGCGCAGCATCAGAAGGACATGCAGCGGATGCGCGAAGACCACGAGATGCGCGTCTGGGACCTCACGCTCTCGCGCGACGCCGCCGGGCTGTACAAGGAAAATCAGCAGTATGAGACCGAGCGCCAGCGGGCGGAGCAGGACTTCGCCGAGGAGCGCGCGCGGTCGGCCCAGGAGTTTGCCGCCGAGCAAGCGCAGCGGGCCGCCCAGCACGCGCAGAAGATGGCCGAACTGGCCTTACAGTACGAGACCGAGCGCGCGCAGCGCCTCGCCGATCACGCCACGCAGGTTGAGGAGTTGCAGGCCGAGCATACCGCAGAAATGGAGCGGCTGCGGCGCGAGTATTTCGAGCGGCTGAACGCCGAGTCGGGTTACTACCAGCAGTCGCAACTTCAGCAGCGGATGTACCAGAACGCGATGCTGGCGGATGCCCAATCTTTTTTGTTTGCCAATCGTCAGCAATGGATGGACTATATAGCGAGCTTGCCTGTCCCTTCCGGTGATCGGTACATCGGTGTGAACGATCCCACGGTCGGTGAATTTCAGGAGGGTGGCTATGTGCGCCAGACCGGCGCGGCGCTCTTACACGCCGGCGAGTTCGTGATGAGTCCGCAAACCACCCGGCAGTTGGAGGGCGCGGTCGGTGGGCGGCTGACGCAGCAGAGCGTCGTCAATCGCGGCGTGACGGTGCAGGCGACGTTCAACGGGATGGCGAGTGGGGATCGGGCGTGGTTCGAGACGCGCTTGCAGGATTTCTCGCGGGAATTGGCGGGGATGTTGAGCTAGGATTTCAGGACTGCTAATTGATTCTTGGGAGAGCTATGGCAACAATTTTACAACAAGGCACAACGGGGGACGGGTACGATGTGCGTGTTTTGGTCACAGAGCGGGCGCACACGCTGCATTTTGTAACACAGCCGAGCGACACCGAACTCGCCGTGGTGCTGGCTAATTTAGAGAAGCGTCTGCTCGACGAGATCGTGCAAGAAACAATAAACGAACAGGAGGAAGGCAATGTTTTTTTATTCGACGAGTGATTTCTCTAACGATGCGAAGGTCGCGGCCCGCACAATGCACCTGGCCTATCGGCGGGCGCGTTATATCCTGGATCGCTGGTTGGGTGGGATGAATGTAGAATTTGCCGCTGTACCGCAAGCAGCCGCGTTTATGGCAGTTGTACAGGATATGGTAGCCTATTTCGAGGCCAATGATCTGGCAAAGCTCAAAGATGTGATGACGGTTTCCGACCTGAAATTGCCGGGAGACTAAATGGCTATTAGGACTACGGTTAGCTCTGGAAATTGGTCAAACGTCGCCATTTGGGATACGGGCGTGCCTGTCGATAACGACACGGTGATTATCGCCGCCGGGCACACCGTCACGTTTGACGTGGATCAGGGCGCCTGGGCGAACGGCATCGCCGGATTGACAATCACCGGCGATGCAGCGACACCGGGCACACTGCGCTTCGAGTGGAGTGCGGCAGGCACGTATCACCTGAAGATCAAGGCTGGAACGACCATTGCCGGAACGAATACGGCTGTATACGGGCGCATCCTGGCGAATAGTGACGGCGTGTGGGGCAATACTGGCGCACTGCCGTTTGACCGCAAGGCGATTATCGACCTGGTAACGACGGCCTACGTCAACGCTGAATATCTGGACATCGCGTTGTACTGCGAACAGCCGACGATTCTGTCGGCACGGGTGTACGGTCAGATCAAGGATGTTTTGAGTGTTGCACCAGCAACCGACACTATTACGATGACCGCCGCGCACGGTTGGGCGAATGGAACTCCGGTAATGATTACCAGCACTGGCGATTTGCCAGGCGGATTGTACGAAGATCGGGTGTACTACGTGCGCGGCGCTGCCGGTGCGGATTTGAAGCTGGCGGAGTGGAACGGCGATTATGCCATTGTCGATCTAACCAGCACCGGAACAGGCACGATCCGCATTTTCGACGGCCATAACAACCTGGCGACGGCGGTGGTCAACGTGCTGGATGACGTGACCGGTGATGCACGTTGGACAACGACCGCCGGGCATAACTACGTAGTATTAGTAGACGCGGCTGCACCGGAGAACTACGACCAACAGCGAGTCACATTGGCGAACATCGCCGCTGGGCAGTTGACGCTCTCTGCCAATGTGGATAGTGTGCAATATCCTGGTGCACGAGTGTTCCTGGTGAGCCGCAATGTGCAGATTAGATCATCGTGCGTGACAAATATCAGTATTGTGAGTTATGCCGTAGGTAGTATCCACGGCGGCATTTTTCAATGCCACATTCATTCGACCGCCGGAACAGGCACAACGTTTTATGGCAACGGCGTCTACTCCGGCACGGGCCACACGGTGTCAGGCACGGTCAGCGG